TGCAATAATGTCTATGACATTTGAGACGGTGCTTGCGATTGGCGTAAACGTGTCAATTACCGTGCTCGCCATTCTGCCGACCGCACCAGTGGCCGTAATAGTTATGCGATCTTGTGGAGCTGCTCCGGTGCCTGACTTGTACGGCATTGCAAACTGGCGCGAAACGTCTGTGATTGCTCCGACAAAATAAGCGGGTGAGCTAGAGCTGTTGGCATCTCTAACGTCAATGAACTGACCCACCGCTAAAGGCAATGCATAGGAATTGGCGGGGATTAACTCGATGACGCAATTTGTCTGGGGAAAATTGTCTTGAAATCGTTGTCGACCTCGGCTGATAGATACCGACTGAATACCTGTTAACGAGGTGTAGGTGCCGTTCAGCGTGGCTGAGTAGTTGACCGTTGGCGTGGTGTACGGCATCAGCCACTCACTCTGATGGGCACTGAACCATTCAGCTGCATGTAACGGCGTAGGGCGTTAACCACGGCTTGTGGGTCCCCGCCGTTGACATTGATGGTGACGTTGTTGCCGGTGCGCTTGGCGCTTGCTTGATTGAGAAGCCCCATGTCCCCTGCAATAGCTGAGTCGCCAAGTGCGGCACCAGCAGCGTCAATAGACCCAAGGTCAGCGTTTAGAGATGCCACCGTCATGCCGCCTGTACCGGCAAGAAGATCAGCGGCAACCTGAGAACCAGCCACAGGTCCAAGGTTCATGAGCTGTGCAAGACCTGACCTGCCAAGGCCGACAGCAATTAGCTGCTGAAGTTGGCCACCAAATTTTTTGGCTGCTGCAATTTGCTCGGCAAATGCTTGGGAGTATGTCTTGCGCTGGGATTGCGCTGTGTTAAGTCCAGCTTCTGCTTTTGCTACACGATCTGTGGCGTCGGCCATCTGCTCTGTCGTGTAAACCCCGTCCTTTTGAAGTTTGTTTAGAGCTTCGTAGGCATCCATGCGCTCCTTGAGAGCGTCTTGGTATTTGTCCTCAGAGTCAGTCGCACCAGCGAGGGCAGAGCTTAGAGACACCCAGCCCCTTACTGCGTCAGCAAGTCCACTGGCGTATTCCCGCAAGGATTGCTTAGCCTGCTCAATTGCTTTCTTAGTGGCTTCAAACAAGTTTTTAGCGGCTTGTCTTGCTTTATCTGATGCGGCCTTGGCTTTTTCGGCGGCAGCAATACCGGCAGCTTCAGCCTGACGCGCCCTATCTCCTGCTTCTCGAGCCTTGTCAATTTGGACCTTTAAGTAGCCAGTTTCTTCTGCTGCCTTGTTTGTGGCATTGGCATAATCGCCTTGAGCTTTAGTGGCGTTTCTGACCATAACGGTAAGACCGACAAGTGCGGCAGCGCCAGCGATGGCTGTGGCAATACCGACACCTGTGGCAATCTGAACGGCGAAACCCGAAATAGCAAGAGCTGTGTTTGCTGCCGTGGTGATGGCGGCGATTGTGTTGTAAACAACCATTGCGGCCTTAGCTGCTAAAAGAGCCGTGGCAAGACCGCCTACGCCAATTGCAAAGCCAATCACTAAGGGGGTGTTTTCTCTTACAAACTTTGCTGCTGATTGCAGACCTTTTGCAAACTCGGCAAGGTAAGGGACAAGAGCCAAGCCAATTGTTTCTTGAGCGTCGTCAAGGGCAATCTGCATCTTCTTAAGTCCACCGGCTGCGGTGTTTGCAGCTGCGTCAGATGCGCCTCCAAAGTTGCTTTCAAGAATCTTGAGCACGTCAGAAAAGTCAGCGCCATTCTTAATTGCGGTTTTAAGCTCTGGCGACAAGGCTGCAAGAGATCGCATGTTGCCTGAAAACCCACGCGAGAGCGCCTCAGAAACAGACCCTAAATCTTGGCCCGTTGCCGCGGACACGTTTAATGCCGTTTGAAGTAAACGCTGTGCATGGCTGACGTCCTTAGTTGCTGTTACCAAAGTCGACAGGGCCGGACGAAGCTCGTCGTCCGACACGGCTGCGGTGTACTGGAGTTGCGCCACAAAATCCTCGTTGGCAGCAATTTGAGCGTCCGTCGCTGTAGTGCTGTTGCGGATTTGCGTTGCCAGTTTCTTCATGGCAAGTTCTTCATCGGCCGCAGCCTTGGCAGCAGACAGACCTGCAGCGGCCAGACCTGCTACAGCGGCAGCAGCTGGAAGCGCTGCCTTGCGGATTGCGAACGATGCCTTTTCTCCGTTGGTCTTAAGACTCTCAAATTCTTTGATAGCACTCTTGATGCCTTTGAGGTTGGCGTCTGCGACGATGCTAAGAATGATGCTCATTTAGGGGTCACCTTTAGATTGCGGTTTACGGCGTTGCCAACCTTCTCCACGATGTCAAGCATGCCCTGCTGAATTTCTCCTTCATGGCGCTCAAACGCTGGGTACATAATGCGAGAGGGCTTGCCGTGCTTTTCTGCAAGACGATCACCGAGCACGTTGCGATTGCGACGACCGGCCATGTCGTAAACGGTGTTAGCCATGCCCTGCCACTTGACCGAAAAAACCGCAAGGTTGCGGACGATGCCGGCAAACTCCTTGGGCTTCTTGGCGCTAACTGCTTGCTTCACCATTGTCATTGCTGCAGAGCCATTCCATGGAAACAATTGGTAGCCACTTTGAGTGACCCACTTGCGACCCATACCAGAGATAGGCGGGTCCTTGGGAATCTCGCTGCGGATGTCAGCCACCAGCGGATTGGTTAGCTGCTTAAAGTCTTTGGTGATTTGTAAACGCAAACGGCGGTCCACGCGAGACAGTTCAGAGAGTGCCTGCTTGAGTCCGTGGACCTCGTAGTGCATCTCGACTGTCATTGCTTGCGGCTTTCGTTTAGGACTTTGACAACGGTCGCTAGATCGTTGGTGTCGAAGTCAATGGCTGGGGGCCACCAGCCCGTCGCTACTAGCAGCTCTGCTAGGCGTCGGCGCTGGGTTCCCCTTGGGTAGGGTTTTCGGTTTCCGAGTCGAGCACTTCAACCTTGTCCACCTTCTTAATGAAAGAGTCAAAGGCTGCGTCTACGACGACGTTTTGAACTTTGCATGCCTCGTATGCGAGGAAGGCTAAATCTTCAGCGCCGATGCCGGTGGCCATCTGTGTGATCTTGGACTTGTACTTGCGTTCCCACTGGGTGATTACCCAGAGGTTCGTGGTGACGGTCGCTTGTGCGCCATCGGTGAAGTCCACACGGAGTGTGAGTTTCATGTTGTTTCTCCCTAGTTGTTAAATCAGGACACGTCTACGGAGTAGAGGCCGCCCTGAATCGTGATGTCAATAGTACTGAGCTCTCCCATTGTGGCATTGATGACAGGTAGCGAAGAAAGGAAGCAGCCGGTCAGGGTGAAGCCCGGATTGGTAGCCGAGTAGGTGCCCGGTGTTGACGGTGCAGCTGGCGAGACGATGACGTTGAACTGTGTGCCGACGAGGCTTGCAAGTGTTGCGTAGGTCTCTGACGCTGCGTAGCTCATGTAGAGAGTAAGCGTGAGTTCGTTGGATTCAAGGCCGCCGACATAGAAGCGAGCCAAGTCACCGAATGCGGTGGACTCGAGAGCCTCGACTGTGCGGGTGAGCGTTGCTGCACTGCACTGGTCGCGGAGAGATACGGCCCCAATGAGGACGTCTGGGTTGGAAAGGTATGTGGTCGTTGTAGCAGACATGGGGTTTACTCCTCGGTGAGTTCTTGCTTGGGTTCTGTTTTAGCAGATTTTGTGGGTGCTTGCGGGGCTTCAGAGATAAAGCCTGCCTTCAGCAAATAGTCAATCACCTTCTCGGTGATGTACTTGTTGATCTTGAGCTTCTCGCCGACGGTGCCGACGCGATGCGAGTTTACGATGTAATCAGTCATGATGTCTGTGCCTGCATTGCAATAGTGAGGTCGTATGAACCGTAGTCCTGACCGCCGATGTTGAGTACTGATGGCCGTCCGTCAAGGACTGCCACATTCTTTGTGAGCAACGCAGCTGCGATGCTGAGAAGCACACGAAGACCGTTGAGGTCCACAGGGCCTGTGCCGATTACACGGACAGGGAATGTCATGCGGACGATGTTGTAGTTGAGTGCGTCAAACGATGGGGCATCAAGAAACGCACACGGCGGGTTGATGGCTTTCGGATCTGTAACGACGCGTAAACCTGTAATGGTTG